TTATAAAGTATATCTCGGTGTTCAATTCCAAAAACAATAGGATCAAGGGTATACTTTAGACTATCGGGTTGTCTGGTTTGTTTTGGTGGTGGGGGAGCGGATACGGGTTTAGCAGGAGCAGGAGCAGGAGCAGGAGCAGGAATAAGAATAGGAACAGGAACAGGAGTAGAGGTAGAAGCAGTCGCGGGCTTAGGAGTAGATACCACTGGAGTATCTACGACATATTCTATAGGAAAATACTCTACCCCTTTGCGCGTAGGAGTCTCAATGGCAAGAAGTTTAACACCGTATGTTTGAAACGGATTAGACTTTAAAAAGTCAGATAATTCGTTCCAATGAACCATTTATGTATATAAAGCGGCGTATTATTTAGATGGCTCGTCAACAGCCAGTCCCGCAGTCCGGGTTAAAGAGCTAAGATACATCTCACGATCCGCAAGATTCTTACGATTTGTCTGGGTGAACTGAATGAATAATTCAAGATCATCAAATACCTGCTGAGTAAGATTACAGCAATTAAAAAAGACACCGTTCAAATTCTCGGAGAATTCGGCGGAATGCTTTTGTAGAATTCGAATAATTTCAATGTGTTCAGTCTTTGTTAGAGACTTAAGATTCTCAAGGAATACTTTGCGGCGTTCATATTCAGCGGGTGCTAGAGTGCCGGGCGCAGGCGCATCTGTGGACATCGTTAATAAGACTATTGGGTTTCCTCATTTGTCTGTTCCGCAGATGTAGAGATGAGTTTACCGACCGCCATGATAAAGGGCGCATTTGTCTTAATCTCGCTGCGCTCTAGACGAACAGTAATAATATCGCCCTCCTTAATATTATCAAACTCCGTATTACCGATATGAATATCACGGGGAATGAGAATACGAATTGCCTCCTCAAATACGGCGTATACACCCATCTTCGTCACTTTAATCACAAGTACATTCATGACCATGCCACCCTGTGGGTATAGAACATCGCACTTCATCTTGCAGTCGTAGACAAAGTTGCCGGTGTAGCGACCATTCTCGGCAGCGCCCGCCGAGCGTGCGACAAGGTCAATAGAATTTGGTTTTACATATCCGTTGGAATTACACTTGGACTCATGGCGTTCCTTGAGTTTTGTTACAAGAAGATCCTTCACATCATCGGGTTTCTGTACTAGGTTCATCTCGCTGGGAGTCAGGGCAATACGCTCATCAAGATAAATGGTGTGATACATCTTTTATCTTATATCCTATTGGTTTGATATGTTTCAAATTTTAAGCCGGCACCGCTTCGCTTGCCGACCCCGCTTCGCGATGCCGACCCCGCTCTAAGTCATTTTTACCCCTGCCCGCGCGGAGTCCACAATTGATAAGAACCAGCGCGACCCGCCTACACGAGTCTTATCCGCATACCGGAGGAGAAATTCCATGTATGGACACACCTGTTTGAGACTCATATCTCCTATATGCTGAAATGGATCGCGTGAAGCTGCAGTAAAACGACGATTTTCAATTTCAAATTGGATACGAACTTCATCTTCGCGTTCTTTGTTCTGTTTAGCAGTCGGCTTCTCTGCCGGATTATCATTGAGTAACATTGGCGCGATAGGAGCACCACTTTTGCGAAGAATATCGTGAATTGCGCGAATACGCTTTTCGTGGTTTGTTAAGTTACTCGTATTTGCACATTCGGCACCATTAATGCTTCCATTCTCCTTATCCACAGTCTTGAATATAACCGTCTTTTGTTTGGAAACCAGGAAACCAAAATACGGCGCAGTATCCGTCTTACGATCTAAGGGTTTTCCAAGAATTGCTTTTACATCTGCATCAAATACTGAAGGGCATTGTGATACAGCATTACTAATAAGACAGTAATTTTCTACTTTGTTTGTATCAAAATTATAGATAACACAACCGTTAATACGACCTTGGAAAAGTTCACAACGGCGATTGGCGGCACTAAACATATCCGCGCATGTCTTTTCGTATCCTTCAAGTTTATCAAGTCCATGGAGCAGCCAATAACTTAGGACCGCTCGTTGCTGTTTGTAACTCCAGTAATTTTCCATAAACCAGTGATAGGCGATTGCTTTTGTATCAGGCAAATTGCGGAAATAACGGAACACCCATCGCCAGCCACTGAGATTCTCTTTCAAATTGGTAATAGGTCCAGTAAGTTTTTTGCCGACGATGTTATCGACGATTGTAACCCAATTACTGAGAGATTTGAGTGCCGAATCTAAGAGCATCTCCTCGTCGTCTGCGACGGCTGGTGCCGCAACGGATTCCTCTTCATCGGTATCAGGTGCAGAAGGAGCGGCAGGCGCAGCAGGAGCAGCAGGAGCAGGAGCAACAGGAGCAGGAGCAGCAGGCGCAGCGGTCTCCAATAGGCTAGAGCGCATAAGATCAAACTCTTCGGGCATACGACCATACGCTCTGCCGTAACGGAGCGCAATAGGTATCTGTGTATCAGTAACCCCTTCGGGCTGAAAGACAATATATTCATTTACGAGTTTAAGAGTGCCATAAATACCATCATTACGATGAATTTTTACTTTATCAATAATATCACGGAGTCCAATTTTTGCAAAAGAATCCGGTATTTTACTATAAAACCGTTTTTGAACTTCGGCGATAGGTAAGGCGGTTTCTTCCTTGAATTCCTCAATGAGCCGCTGTTGGCATTCCAGGAATGTACGACGAAAATCGTACGATTCTTGGGTGCTAGTGTTTGAGCCAGGTGTAGCATTACCGAGTCCTTTTTCTGCCGAGCATTGATAGGTACAAACTTGAGAGAAATCGCAAAAACTTGTGTAGGGTTCGTCCTGTAGTGTCACAACCGATTCACGGTTATGAGCATCAATAATAGATCGTGAGCCCATATTTTTGAGTAAGATCGCGTCAATGTTGAGCATACAATCCCAGGCGTTAATTTTCATAAGACGGGAGACACGACCAATAGGTTGGGCTTTGCGTACCGCTAATCTATACGCGTATAAGTCAGCAGTTTCGTATTTTCCCACATTACCGGTGTGTAAGTAAATTAGACAATTGCGTTTATTTAGTGGAAGATTTACATGAGAGCAATAGCGAACGCCGCGACCCTCAATCTGTTCAATACGATTCAAATGGTACCAACCGTCTAGTAGATGAATTTGGCGAATACATTTGAGATCTAGACCCTCGGATGCAACTTGAGAACCGATAATGGCTTTTACTTTGGATCCGTTTGCCTCATTCTCGTTTCGTATTGTTGTCGCGTAGCGTAAAAGTGCGGGAAAATTAGGCGAAAGACCTGGGTCACTCGTTAACAAAATATAGAATTTAGTCGCTTTGCTCGACCCGCTAGTTAGAAGTAAGGGGGCAGGAGTTCCATCGGAGAGAACGCGGACCCAACCCGCTAATTCTAGGGCAATGGCGATAGGTAGAGCACCCGCCTTCACATAGCGTGAATACACAAACGATATACCGTCCCCTTCAGTGATACTTTTTACAATAGACGCAATTTTAGGAGCCCAGGTTGCAAGTTCATCGCGAAAGATATCGGTTACAGATAAGGGCATATTTTCGGCTTCTTCTGGTGCCTGTGCCCAGCGATACTGTTTTACCTTTGCGCCATGAATATTGGTTATGCTCTCTTTCATGTAGGAAGCCCAGCCGTTGCCACCAAAGGTTCCATTTGGATAATATATATTGCCGAGTTGCATAGTTTGTTCAAGCATAAAATCGGTCACCTCGGTACCACGATTACTTGCGGCATCATCGTCGACAACAGGTTCCCTATTGCGCGATAGATGTTTGCGTAGGGCTTTGCCGTTTTCTGTATCGCCGACTTCATGAACAATTAACGGTAGGGTTTTCATAATCTTTTTATCGTCGTCGGTGAGATGTACCATACCGTCTTTGCCCTCTTTTCTAGAAATACTAATTGTAGGATAGCGGTCCATAAAGTCCATGCCGGCATGCTCAGGTGGTGTTAAGCGTAAAGGGAATGTATTAGGATTCTCTCCACGCATGTAACTTACATAGCGTTTGATAAGAGTCACAAGTTTTTTATCACCGCCAGGTTTGAACTGACCGTCAATCTTAAATACCTGACCCACATCCAGACGCATAGAATCGTCTTTGGTATCATTGAGGGAGAGTAAGTTGAGTAGAAAAACTATTTCGGGTGCAATATTGTACATAGGAGTTGCAGTCATAAGCATAAGACGCAACCCTTCCGCGACTCGTAAAATATCTTGTAGGATTGGTGTAAGTTTTTTACCTTCGGCTTGTTCGGTAAGTTTGACGACATCGGGTTCGTCGGCGACCTCTTCTCCTGTTGCCGCCGCCACTATAGTCTCAATTTCAGCATCTCGTAGATTGTGCGCTTCGTCAATAATAATTAAATGATCGGCAAAAAGTTCACTTAATTTTGCAATTTTACGCTTTGTCAATTCTTCACCGGTGATCACATCAGGTATCTCTTTGAAGCGATTCTCTACCCAGTTTGCAAATGCAAGATATCCCATAATTTTATAGCGTTGCTTTATAAGTTTATCAACTTCTTTAGCAATTTCGTCCTTATTAGGATTTTGCATCGTATTTGTAAGTTGTAGATAGGTCATACCGGTACATTGGGGCGATTTCCACAGAGACTTTGTTAAAGCGTATTCTTCTTTACTGGTTTCAACAAGACGATTTACATCAAAAATAGTACGGCGAAATCCTTCGGCAATTGCTTTGGGAGAGATGATAAAGACTTTATTATAGGGCATTGCGGCTAAATATGTTTCGGCAACAGTGATTGCCGAGCAGGTCTTACCTACTCCTACACCATGATACAACAGAACCCCATTGTAAGGAGTGTCAGGATGTAAAAATCGTGCAACAAGCCGTTGAATAGATGTTGTATCAAAGGTACCCGTGGCTTGTTTACAACTATCTTCGCTTACAGGCTTGGATGAAAGATCGTAGAATTCGGTTTTTCTAGCAAGCCGCGATGCAAAATTTGGATCGGATATATCGGGATATAAGCCATATTGTGTTTCACGGCGTTCAAGTTCTTCAGGGCGAAATCCACGCTGCTTCATGACCTCTATAACGCTGTCACGAAGACCGAAGTCGGTCCATTCATTATTCCAGAGCCGCTCAAGCTCGGTATTGTCCATGCGTTGAACAACATCTTGTACAACATATGGATTAGCACCACGATGGTCCGCAGAGATTACATTACGAACATCCATCTCCTCTGCTTTTAGTGCGTGTTTATTAAATAAACTATTACCAACGCTTGCGAGCTGTTGCTGCTGTTGCTGCTGTTGCTGCTGCTGCGGCTGGCTTATTGTTCTTTGGTTTATTGTTCTTTACGGTGTTGTTCTTCTTGTTCTTATTCTTATTCGCTGTGTTGTTCTTTACAGTATTATTCTTCTTGTTCTTGTTTTTGTTTGCATTGTTCTTTACGGTATTATTCTTCTTGTTCTTATTCGCTGTGTTATTCTTTACAGTATTGTTCTTCTTATTACCGTTGTTGCCGCGTTTCTTATTCTCGTTTACCCACTTCTTTGTGATATTTACATAATTCTTAATGGTGTTGCTAGCCTTATTGAGATTAGAGCAGTTAACCTCAAGTTCGTTGACCGCCAGTTTAAAACGGTTCTTATCCGGGCTACTGTTCATTCGCTTCTTGAGATAATTGAGAGCCGCGTTACAATTACCGGAATTCTTCTTATTTCCGTTGGTCTTGTTCTTGTTTGCTGTGTTGTTCTTCTTGTTTGCTGTGTTGTTCTTTTTGTTCGCCGTGTTGTTCTTTTTGTTCGCCGTGTTGTTCTTTTTGTTCGCCGTGTTGTTCTTCTTGTTTGCTGTGTTGTTCTTTTTGTTCGCCGTGTTGTTCTTTTTGTTTGCCGTGTTGTTCTTCTTGTTCTTGTTTGCCGTGTTCACAGCGTTGTTCTTCTTGTTTTTATTCGCCGCCGTGTTCTTCTTTGTGTTATTTTTAGCGTTATTTGGCATTCCTAAAAAGAACGCAGAGATTTATTCGCAGGAGTTATAACAACAACTAAGAAACTTCCCATTCAAGAGCGGTGCCGATTTTGGCACGCAAATCACCCTCCGTAATTCGACGATGAAGATCCGTCATGACCGCTCGCTTTTCCACATTTGACATACGAATATGTGCCATTGCATCCTCAAATGTAAACCAATTAATTGCGCCAATCTCGCGTTTCATAATATGATTGCGAGGCTGTAATGCTGCAATAACATTGGATTTACAACATCCTATAAAATAGGTCTGTTTGTAAGGAATATTGTTTGTGCCGAGATATTCTTCAATAAGCGGAGGTTCATCAAGAATATGGATCCGTTTTTCTAAAATACCGGTTTCCTCCTTGAATTCGCGTAGAGCACACACTGTTTTTCTCTCTCCAACTGCGCGCCGTCCTTTTGGAAATCCCCATTCCGCTTCGGTAAATGTACCCGTTGCGTGAGTGATATAATACTCAAGTGTTTTGCCTTCCTTATCACCGGTTACTTTGAGATTTTCAAAATTACGACGGGCATTTTCAAATTCGGTACGAAACTGTCGGGTATTTTGCCCATTCCATAATTCGGACCATAGTTTATCAAACGGTTTTGTGAGAAGCCGTCCGCGCTCCTCTATTGTCATTCCGTTGATTAATAAATGAATATAGTCCATTTTATCCATCTTGTATTTTCCCCGTAAGAATTCTACATAAGAAAGGGAATCCCTACGGCGTACAAGGAGATAATATGGGATATTATCAACATATTTTACAGCGCATATACCAAACGACATTACCGGCGCGGGACAATCCCGGAATGTATGACCAAATTCACCACAATTAGCACACTCCATATTACCTAAGCGGATTAACTTTTTTCGGTTAACCAACCTCGCGAAAATATCTAATTACAAGAGAATGTCATTGCCAGAGAGTATGAAGCAGCCTCCCCCACCGCAGGAGGAGAAGTTTCCGCCAATTGGCATGGGTCCTAGTGTATGGGGACCAATTTTCTGGACAACAATGCATATTGTAAGTCTTGGATATTCCAACTTTCCTACCGAGGAGGAAAAAACGGCAGCAATCAACTTCTTTGAATCTCTTCAATACATGATTCCTTGCCCCATTTGCAAGGAGCATTATAAAATAAATTTGGACAAAATGCCAGTGAAGGACGCTGTACACACAAAGCAGGCACTTATTCGTTGGATGTTTAATATGCACAACGAGGTAAATAAACAACTTAAGAAGCCAGAATTTGCGTGGAAAGATTTCATTTATGGAATGGGACGGCTATCCCAGATGGGTGAGGTTTCATTTTCACAGACAGCAGCGGGTGGGCGTTCATTGTTGGACACTCAGTCGCTGTTATATCTTGCTGCGGGCGTTGGTATCGGCGCTGTGGCATTCGCCGCCTACAAGCATTATGCTAAGTAATTTAGGCTTTCGCACAGCCATCTAAGAGTTCCATATCGGCATCCGGTTTGAAACTGAGCCAACTGAAGAGCGCAGCCGTTGTAGGATTGTCTAGATGCATACCGATGATAGGAAAGAGAGCGTAGAAGCGGGGTTGTTTCTTCTGGTATAACCAACGCCATAGGAGTACATAGGGAATGACTACAAAAAAGAACACAAAGCCGTAAATCAAATATAAAATACGGTACGGTAAGGGTTTGTAAACATTTATGTTTGTTGCGAGCGAAGCACCAAAGATACCCAATGCCACTATTAAAAATGTTGTGACCACAGAATTTGTGACTGTTAACGCACGCTTTAACATGCGTTTGACACTAAATGTATTTCGCTCAGCATCTTCGGCAGCCTTCTTCTCTGCTGCGGCTTCTGCCGCCGCCTTATCAGCAGCAGCTTTATCCTCTTTCTCTTTTTTAATCGCAGCATCCGCGGATGCTTCATCAAGTCCCGCTTTCTCCTCTTTATCTGCCTCATCATTTTGTGCCGCATACGCTTCTGCGTCGGGATTATAGGTAGCAGCATGAAGATTATAAGCTATACTATTTTGAAGCTGGCGTAAAAGCTTACTCATTCCTATTGTTTATGAGTAATGTTATTTCACACCCGCAGACGCAATTCATTTACGGTGTTAGAAGCCCAGAGACCAAGGGAGTTTGTTTTGTTCCGTTGTTCGGCATAACAACACCGGCAGGCATATGATTTGCCGCTTGTAATTCACAGTCTTGTTCGGTATTAAAGACGCGATCACGGTCGCATGCATTGGCAGAGGGTACCTTTACACAGTAACGACCGGTGAGATCTTCGCCGATAAAACACCAGGCGGGTTGTTTTACTGGTAAAGGTTCCATTTGCGCCGGTGGCGCCAGTGGTGCTTCAGGGACTTCAACGACCGGACTGGGTATATCTTTCATGGATCCAAAGAAATTGAGCGATGTCATGTCCTTTAAAGAGTCCATCCAGTCCCATAGGTGACTACTCGCTTTAGCCCGATCGGACCACCACGGGCTTTCGTGCCATTTATAATATTGGAAAAGCACTGCCATCCCGACACACGCCACAATGACAGCAACCAATATAATTAGTGTAGTAAGGGATGAGGTTGTAGTAGAGAACTGAGGGAGGCTTACCGAAGAGGAGGAATTTACACTATTTATTACAGCAGCAGAAACAGCATTACTTGCCATTATATAAACCTTCTAACTTAGTGTGCGTCTTTTACTCTTTAGGAATTATCCTTACCCGATTAGATATGCCGGGCGGCTTACTAGCATTAGTTTGTTACGGAAATGAGAACATTATTCTCAATGGAAATCCTCAAACAACCTACTTTTATAAGTCGTTTGAGCGTTATACGCATTTTTCTCAGGAACCGATTCAAATTCCGTTGGACGGACCGAATCTCTTGTTGACCGATGCGCCTATCTTATTAAAAACCAAAATTCCCCGTCAAGGCGATCTATTGAGTGATTTGGTACTACGAATGACTCTGCCCGATATTTTTAGCAAAGCTTACCTGAGACCTAGCGGATCTAGTTTTAGTGTAGATCGTGCCTATGAGTTTGCATGGGTTCGTCAAATTGGTGTTCGTATGATTGATACAATTACGTTTACGATCGGCGGACAGATTATACAGCAGTTTAATAGCGACTGGATTTCTGCCCGTGCGATGTTAGATTACGATAGTGATACATATAATAAATGGCGTATTATGGTGGGTGATATTCCTGAATGTTTTGATCCGGCAAACGGTATTTATTCGGATCCGAGTGTGCCGGCGGGGCAGGGATATCCTCATGTAATTGCGTGGCGTGGAAATCCAAACAATACGATGCCAGGACAGAATAATCTACCATCCATTCCTGGTCGTATTCTTCGTATCCCGCTGGGTCTATGGTTTTCGGATTTTGCGGCAAATGCACTACCACTCGTAGGTCTTCAGTATCACGATTGTGAAGTGACAATTCAGTTGCGCCCGATTCGTGATTTATACACCACTCTGGATTTGTCAGGAGCCAGGGTACGACCAGGAGTCCAGACGCTTGCGCCGTCTTATTTACCAAACGGAACCTCTATTGATAGATATACCCAGATTTGGAACCAAAAGTACTATGGCAATATTCCGCTCTCTATGACAAACTTGTATGGAGGCAGCAGCGATTTAAGTGGTTCTATGAAGTTCTTTTTGACGGATATTTCAGGTGCGGTACCCTTGTTAGATGGTTGGCCGCTCAACGCGACTTTGGAAGCAACCTATACATTCTTACAGGATGATGTGCGATTAATGTTTACAAATAGGACTCTGCGTTACAATGTGAGACAAGTCCAGTGGTTTACATTTTATGGAATTTCAACAAGAAATACATATAGATTGGATGTACATAATATAGCGACCCGATTGATATTTTTTGCCAGACGCAGTGATGCGCTCACCTATCGCAATCAAAGTACGAACTTGACGAATTGGATGTATACATTGGGAACGAATCGTCCAATTGTAATTCCAAAATATAACAATTCGTACGCAGCGGTTTATCCCAATGTTACAACGAGTGGTTCACTGGGTCGTACAAGTATCAATTTACCAGGTGTGCAGCGTGATATTTTACTCAACACATTTTTTACGGCAAATGGTAATCAATTGTTTGATAGCGAGGATACCAATTATTTTACTCAGTATGTGCCATTCCGTTATATGCAAGGAGATGCAGCACCAGTTGATAACTTGACGGCTGGAACACAGTATGAAATGTGGCCAATTAGTGCGTATAGTTTCTCTCTCGATGGATCTACGATTGAACAGCCAACAGGCAGTCTTAATACAAGCCGTATTGACCGTTTGGAGATGGATGTTGATGTTTGGCCGATTCCTTACCTGGCGGGTTATACATACAATCTTTACACTTTTGTAGAGACGCTGAACTTTTTGGAGATTAGCAGCGGTTTGGGTGGTCTCAAATTCGCACGCTAAAGCGCCTACGATTCTCTCTTCCAATTTTTATACGATTTCATACATGAATTCATATAAAAAACGCCGAAGACCGACAATTTAGTACTTGTTGACCCACCAGTCGTCCCAGAGGTAGGGAGGCTGTTCGCCATTCACATCCGTGGACGGCTGGACAATGCTTGTTGTGTTTGCGCGCTCGCGGTACAGAGAGTCGATGTGCGCGTAGTTGAGCGCATACGAGAAGTACTTGAGACGGGACACCATGCCCTTCATCGGTCCAGAAATGTTGTAATCTGCAAAGAGATGTGCATCATAGCCAGACTTATCAGGGAAGTAAACATTCTTCATGACATAGAGAGGACCCGTATTGAGCTTGGGTACCGTTGCCATCTTCATGCGGACCGCAATGTTGCCGTTGACATACACATCCAGGTTATTGCCCTTGAGTAGGATTACTAAGTGGAACCACTTGGCAACTGGAATGTTTGGTACGGTTACATAGTTGTTCCATGAGTCAATCGTGTTCATGTAAACGCGGAGCGTGTTGGTATTGCTCTCAACAAACACAGCGGGTGCAAGATTGGGGAAACCGCTATCACTTCCCTTGTGGAAGATGTGCTTGAGTTTCACTGGTGCGGTACCCATATCATGACCGGGTGTGTTCTTTGCGCAGCTATCGCGATGGTCTGACTGTTCAAAGGTATCAGGGTGGATAAAGACAAACATAGAATACGAGAATGATGCGCCATACTGTTCGTCACGGCTATTATACAGAATGGGGAATCCTGTATCGGTACCCTGAGGAATCTCAACATAGGTCGCCGTTGTATTATCAAAGAGTACGACCGCCTGACGATCCAGCTTGTTCAGGAATTCGTTGATCTTTTCAACTATAGTCATAATAAATTGTAATACCAACATTGTAACAATGACGATAAATAACTGGGATGCCAGCCCAGGACCTAAAGCAAAACCCATTACACCGGATGCGGTAGAATCCATTTCCTCTATTTATAATTGGTTTTATAAATGGAGAATTGATCAATGACTCTTTAAGATTACAGGAAGTTCGTCCAGCGCGAGCCGCCGCTGTAATTCATATTAATGCCGAGCTTTGTGAATAGAGCACGCACAATGCTGGTTGTGCCCTGGGGACCCGCCTGGTAGAGACCATAGATGCGGTCCGGGGTGAGTGCTTTACCGGCGAAGAATGCGCCGTTCAGGTAGCCGTTGAACCCACCTACGAGCGATGTATTTGCAAACTGGAGACCCTTGGATGAGCCGACAACTGGACCCGGAAGTACGCAGGAGCGGTTGAGCTTGCCGTCATAGTACACATCCACTACGCGACCGGAGACAACAACCGTAAAGTTGAGCCAGCGCTGCATATCAATATCGTTGATATCGCAGACAGGCGATGAGCCAGAGTTAGAGAACGCCTGCTGCGCCGCCGCGGGGTCCTTCGCGCACTGCGTGAAGTTCTGCATCCAGGTGACCTCATTTGCCGCAGTAGGGCGTGTGTGGAAACGGATGCCGAGTTTGTTGGTGTTGGGGTATAAGAAGGAGACCATGATGTACGCCGAATCGCCGCCGGAGCTGGGATCGGAGACCGTGGGGTCCGTGATACAGATGACCGGCTTAATTACACCCATACGGTTGCTGTTCCACGCGCTAACATACATCCACCAGCTGAATGTGAAGTCGCTGCCCTCCTTAATGCGGAGCATCGGGCGAGGAGCACGGCTAGAATTTGCGTTGCCGAGCGCCTCAGTGTTATCCATATTGATACAGTAGCTTGTCTGGGGTGTGCTAGAATCGCCTGTTGATGCGGCGGGGTTAGGAAGCGCAGCGCTAGACGAATTACCCTGTAATCCATATGGGGTGAGTGATCCACTGCTCATATCCAGCTGAATCACATAGCGCTCCTCGTTGGAGCCCGCCGTCAAGTAGCTGTAGACAAGGTAGCACACAACTACAACCGTTAGGATGTAGAGGACATTTTGAACCAAGCCGGAATTGTTGGCATAGAACTGTCTGGCGGCGTTCATAATTCTTCTAACCTATCGTGTTAAAATCTTCAGGCGTATTCGTAATCCACGTACTCCAGTCCGCTTGGCTGTTTCCCCTTTTTCCCTTTCTTTCTTGTATTCGGGCAGAAGCCCGCGTGGCACATAAGATTTAACAGCTGTTTCCAGATACCTTCATATGTAGGTCCTATATCCGGGATATTTGGCTTACCATATATATCAGTCACCTGTTTGTAATTTTCCCAAATTTCTCTTTCGGTAAGTCGTCGTGGCCAAGCTTGTATCATACCTGCTTGACCCCAAAAATCCGGAGAAGTTTCTAGAAGAACACCTGTAGGATTTGACCACGTAACATTTTCTAAGATAAGTGATGTCACATGTTTGCCATTGACATATAAATCAATGGAGCGACCCTCAACGGCAATTGTAACTTGGTTCCATCGAGCATTCCAAATACGGTCGATCTCGGCGCGCGGTGCTCCACTATTATGCTCTATCATCGGTGCAACGAGAGGAGTGAGCCGAAGGAGTCCCTTTTGATGTACGGGGTCCAGGACAAATTCACCGACACCAAGTATCTTTAGAAGTGGTTTGAAACGGTAATCACCTTCTGGACCCGCAAATGGTATACGCTCTGCGTTAACTTTGTCAATATAGATAAAAAAACCCATTGTGAAGTTGCTCTTGAGTGATTGGTTCAATTGTGCCTGTGTTAGAACCGACCGGAGCGATGAGGTTCCAGCAGGCTCGTGCTCGGACGGTGTTCCTTTTAGTACAAAGGGACCAAGAACCCGTGTCTCATCGGATTTTGGTGTAAAGTACCACATGTATATGGCACCCAATACAATAATGACGAGAATCGTTATAAGAAATATAAATAGGGGATTCATCCTTCTTATAAAGTGACTATGTTTTTACAACCTTAGTTGGTTTTGGTGGCATTATGAATTTGAGACATTACGCTTTCTTCTGCCGAAGCAATGGACGCATTTACGACGCATTTGCCTGTGATGCGAGCAATGTGGGATCGGTTGAGGCACCGCACGACTTCTGTGGGGGCTGGAAAGACGGGAATGGCATAGGGCAAAAGTGCTTGAGCGCATCGTTTCGTAATGCGTAAGGCCAGACATGTAGATTTTGTATAGCCGCTTCCGCGGCTGCCGGACCGCACACGCCGTATACTTCATTTTCTACAGGTTTCGGCTCGCCCGCAAGCACCTTTGTCAACTCGAGTTTACAATTCAAATCTACCTCAAGAACCTGATTGTGTACGCTCACTGTAATACGGATAGGTTTATCCATAGGAACATCTACAATACGACCTGACTCACGGTATACATCGCCGGTCTTAGATTTAGTATCTACAAATACAAGTATATCGTTGGTATTGGGATCCAAAAATACACCGGGATTGAGGCGCTTTGGCAGACCGTAGGGCGGCAACTGTGAGTTACTTACAGGCGCGCCTATATCGTTGCTAGAGGGTGCGAGCTCATCCGAGCCGCGATGGAAAATATGGCGGTACGGTCCCTCAATATTCGTTAGATTACGAGTATTTGCTATTAGTAAATCAAAATGGTAGGTGTACTTTACATTCATATTATCAGGCAGCAAATCATCTGTTACAACCAAACCATTTACACCGCCCGTGCCATCCTTCCAAAAGAGATGTCCATCTTTGAGAGCCCTGTACTTCGGTGTGCGAAAGATGTCCATTATATTAAAGTTGAATTTGAAGCCGCGTAACATCATAAAAATAAGAACAACAATAAGCGCTAAGAGTAAATACAGTACCCAATTGCCGTAATGAGACCCTCCCACATTTTTGGCAGCTTTTACAGTATTAGATGTAGCCGTGGCAGCATAATTTCCCATACCGGGCATCTGTTCAAAGAGCGAAGCCATTCCTACTTATGCGAAAGAAGTAATCCTTACATTGTTAGGGTGCCGTAAAAATCGCGTAGAGTCTTATTGCGAACAAAATTATTGAGTTTAAGTGCCGTTTTACGGAAACCAGGATTATTATTTGTACGAAGTTTGCTCTTATCGTAGGTATTGCCTTTGTGTGCAATGACAAGCATTACCTTGTGGGGATCCAGTTGCACTAGCGGCTCCGTATATTTTTTGGTAAATTCAATTTCTTCGGCAAATGCTCGCGATTCATCGCAAGGATGCGCTAAGGCGTACGCCTTTTTAAATGCCATTGTGCCAAAGGTGCCGTGATTGGTACCAAACGGTCCAGTTTCCCAAACACTATGGTCGTCTACAAAGTAGACATGGTTACGGCTCGCACCCGCAATAGAGACTTTACGCGAAAGTATCATCGTAACCGCATGCGACACCCTATCAGGCATATAGTAATCGTCGTCGTCCATACAGACAAGAATTTCGCCGCGTGCTGCGGCGTGGAGGCGATTACGCTTTGCACCAATACTTAGTTTTGTATCAGACCGAAGATACTGAATATTCATTGTTTGAAGTTCAGGACGGAGTATATCTTCAATAGGATCGGAGCCATCATCAAATACCACCCATTCCATACGCTCTTTGGGATATATTTGATCCTTGATACAGGCAATTAAGTAGGGTAGAAATTGTCGACGATTGTAGGTCGGCGTAATAATCGATACAAACGGTTTCATAGGAGATTTTGGTAATTTTCCAGGCCATTCAGTTGACATCTTTATTTATAATACGCACTCACTCATTTAGACCAAAAAATTTAGATTAGTATTTAAAACCCCGTGACAAAAAAGTCTTAGATAATGTCAACCATTTCACGAAGAAAGTTATGGTCATTTTTTGAAGCCTTGTACGAGCAAGAGTTAACAGAAGATTCGGCAAAGGCGGTGACTCCATCATGGCTCAAAACTCCGCTACTAATTCATCAGCAGTCGGCGGTAGCGGCGGCTTTACGCCTGGAAACTGCTAAGACAAATGGATTGGATGTAGAGCCGGTAAAGGGAGAGGCAATGGGTGGCAAATTATTTACGTCGTACGGTGTTCTTGGCGACCGTGTGGGATCAGGCAAGTCGCTAACAGCATTAGCACTGGTAAAGATGCCGGCACCTACAACAATGTTTAATGAGTACATTGTCCGCGGCAATTCGCTTTTGGGTGACGGACGAGATGTGGGGCTTCTACGCACGCGTGATCAAACAACAACGGCAACAGGACAGAAACTAACACCCGTGAATACTTCATTGTTTATTGTTCCCCACGCCCTTATGGGGCAATGGGAAACATATGTAGACAATGATACAAATCTTAAGTGTCTGTTTGTAAAGAAGCGGAAAGACGCTGAAGTAGAGAAACTGTTTGATACTATAGATAAATATGACGCTTTATTTGTCTCGTCTACCATGTGGTCAACGCTGAAAACACATCATTCGGTAAGAAATATGCTTTGGAAGCGAGTCTTTATAGATGAAGCGGATAGTATCGCAATTACTACAGACTGGGACGATATTCATGGATTATTTTATTGGTTCATTTCGGCGAGTTGGCTGAATCTGGTGTTTGCGGGCGGTGCCTATTTTAATACAGCGGTTGCGTATACTCCATTTGATGATACTCCGCCGTATGTCATAGAACGGGTAAATAAGTTACAGAATAATCATTATTTAACGATTCCTGGTTGTCGGCATATGAATCTTGTGCGACGGATGTGTGGAATTTCTGCGAATCATTCCACCGTTGCGATTAATGCCGCAGTTAGCCAGAGCGCGCGACTTATTATTCATTCATCTGAGCAGTATATTCAGACAAGTTTCTCGTCGCCAACCATTACAAGCCGCCAAATTGTGTGTGCTACGCCAACGAATGTTCGCGCACTGGATGGGTTTATTTCACGGGATATGATGGAGCGGCTCAATGCAGGTGATGTTGCGGGCGCATTAGAGAGTTTAGGCATGAATTCGTACACAGAGTCGGAGATTACAACAGCCGTAACAGCATCTCTCCAGAAGGAATTGGACAATGCGCGAAAAACCTATGAGTATAAGAAGTCGTTGGAGTATTCTACAGATTCTTTGAAGGTAAAGGCGATTGAGGCGTGCGAACAGAAGATCGCATCCATTGAGAGCCGTATTTCGGCGATTCAGGAACGGCTCAAG